GCTGCTTCGCCGTGTACGGGAGCAGACGGAGGGTGAGGTTCCACCCGGCGTGCTCGGGCTGCTGTCCGCATCCGTGACGACGGTAGCACCGAGCTATTCTGACGGTGAGAGTTCGATCTATGTTCCATCTCGCGAATGCCACTGGCATCGAAGTGTTCAGCCGCAGCCTCGGAAAAAGAAAGCAGTTTCATGCGGTTGTAAGCTATTCACCAAATCGACGCAGTCATGAGGTCCGGAGAATATCGGCCCTGAGAGACCGCTTCCGCGCTTACTGGCGCATGGGCCAGTGCTCAGCCCCTCCCGCATAACCCTCGAAAACAACGGAAAAATCCGGCCGCAGCCGGATCGGGAGAACGCTTTCGCGCGGGCAAGTGGCGGAGGGGAAGGGCCTGACGTCTAACCTTCTCCACCCCATAAGCTGTTGTTTTTGTTTACACATGCACATTTGCATCGCCCCCCGCCTTAGTTAATGACCGACCCGTCCGCCGCCGCCCCGTGCAGCTGGATCACGTTCTTTGCAAGATCGACGCCGATGATGCTAACTTCTTCCATGGATGGCCGCGCTCGGAGGTGATGACGTGGATGGTGCGCGGCTGGCGCTTGCGCAGCACGATGAGGGCGCGGCGGAGGTCGGTGTTGATCGGCACGCGCCGGCCGCTGCCACCCTTGGCGGCGGCGCCGGGGAGGTCGATCACGAAGCCGATGCACCCGTCGGCGCGCTCGAGCATGCGCCAGGTGAGGGCAGCGATCTCGCCGGCGCGCAGGCCGGCCTTGAGGCTGAGCAGCAGGATGACGCGATCGCGCAGCGGATGGCGGTGGCGACGGACGGCGCGCAGAAGCAGGCACACGTCGCGCTCCGCCAGCAGCTTGGCTGGCTGGCCTTGCATGGTAGATCTCCGATCATAGGGGTTTGGTGGTATGGCGCGCGAAAATCATCGGCCGCGCGGCGGTCCGTGCGCTCACACAATACATTATAGCAGAGTTCGCCGTGCGGATCAAATAGTTATTTTTATACATATACTTAAGACAACCAAACCCTGTCGTAAGGCACGATTGCGGCAGGCGGGTTCCGGTTGAGCCCAGACCATCGTCGACGGGCGTCCGCCGGTTAAAAGGGAACGGCAATCTGCGAGTTGGAAACCACCCTGGCGAGACCGCCCGGCACCTGCCCGTATTGTGTAACAATAGAAAGGTTGCAAGGCGCTACTATACTCTCGAAATAATGAGTCTATTTTATCTTGACAAAATCCGGTGATTCCAGCGTACGCTTTGGCCTGTGAGAAAACAGTGCTCGGAATTTCTGCGCGAAGGGGACTTTATCATGACTCCCGATCGGATTTTCAGAGCATGCAACGCTACCGGAGTTCGGAGGAGTATTTCGAAAATCCATCCTCCCGCGCCGCACTCATCTGCCTTGCAGAAGCCCAGAAATGTAGTGAACGCCGAAGGCGCAGCCTTTGCGGCCCGGCAGTTTGTGCCAGGCGCAAGTGCAGGCACTGCGGCTGACGTCGAAGATGGGCGTGGGACCATAGGCAATCGGCAGGGCAGGCAGGTTATGGCGCTTCGGGTGCGAAATCTGCGCGTTGGCGGGGACTTCATTGATCTGAGGTATCGCCTTGCCCCGGCCCCGATGTGGATCAACATAGAGTAATTCTGATGACAAAATCCGTACAGACCGACCATTGGCGGCAATATAATTCCGATCAAGTTCCAAGAGATTCGAGTCCGTTTCAAATTGATCGCCATTGCAAAAGATAGAACAGGAGATACGGAAATGGTTTGGAAACTTGTTATTAATGTTATTATAATTATTTTATACACTATCGTAGGAATATCTATTTTTAGGTTGTCCAGATCCTTGGGGATAATAGGAGATAAACCTACAGATTCGGAGTTTGCGCGCAGATTTTGGACGATGTTCGGCGTCTCTTGGCAATGGAAACCGTGGAGATTGACTGTAACACGCGTTTTATTCTGGTGGCTCTGTTTAAGCATTATTTTATCGTCTATTTATTCAACTTACGTAATATGGGGGTGGTGAAATGGGGCGTGCACGTAGTGGAGGTGATGCCAGTTCACAAGACTTCGGCTTGGATGATTTGTCTGTTGACTTTGAAACTCGAGATTATTTTGGAGGCAATGAGCTTAGGGGATCAATTGGATTTGATCCAAGTATTAACGCTGGGCTTGGATTTGGCCAGTACGGTGTTTCGGGGGGATTGGGAATTAATACCGAAGTCCAGGGTATAGGCCTGGAGGTTGATGCTGCTGTGGCGGGGGTTAAAGCTGGCGTAGAGCTTGGTTTTGGTGTGAAGAGCCTATCAGTGGGCATCGATATTGGCTTCGGTACGATCTCTGGAGCCGTTGCGACCGTTGACACGATGGTGGGAACTAATTTTTCATTTGACTTCGATTATCAAACTCTCGATGTCGACTTTGATTTTACGCAGTTCGCTGAAGTTACGTTCGAAGTTGGCTTCTTCGTAGCGTCTTTAAGAGTAAATCGCGACGCTCCCGCTGAGCCCGTCGGTCAGGTGGTCGGAATCAGTTATGGCTCTGCCAACGTACCGAGTACACCCTCCGGCCCTGAGAAATTCGGCAGTGGTATTAAGGCCGGCAACGAGTACAATGAACTTGATCAGATAGCTCATCAAGGGTTTGTCAGTGCAGCTCTTGACGCAGCGAAATCTGCTGCGGCGGCAGGGAAGATTTCGCGCGGAAGTCGTGATGTGTCTGCCGATCCCGAAACTACGGGCGGTATTGGTGCGCAATATAGCGGGCCGCGAGGCGACGGGTTGCGTGGGGGCGACTCCGACACATCCAACGGTAGCGACCACGCCGGGAGCGATCCCGACAACGACAGTGACCCCGGAGGCCTCGGCGATCATCCGGTGATTCTGGACCTTGACGGCAACGGCATTCAGATCACCGAGCTTTCGCGCTCGACCATGTTCGTTGACGCCGGCGGCGACGGGCTGCTGCACCGTACGGCCTGGGCCGCTGCGGGCAATGGCGTACTGTTCTACGACCCGGACAATCTCGGCGAGATCGCCGAGAAGCGCCAGTACGTGTTCACCGAGTGGGACCCGACGGCGACCAGCGACCTAGAGGCCATTGCCTCGGTCTTCGACAGCAATGGCGATGGGGTCCTGAACTCCAGCGACGCGGCCTTTGCCGATTTCAAGGTGCTGGTGACCAACGCCGACGGCTCGACGACCGCACAGACACTGAGCCAGCTCGGCATCGTCTCGATCAACCTGACCGGCGATGCGACCTACATCGTGCTGCCGGACGGTTCCGTGATCACCGGGCAGACGACGTTCACCCGCAGTGACAGCACCACTGGAACGGTGGCCGACACGACACTGATCGCCGAGGCGCAGGGTCACCGCGTCGTTCAGGCTTTCTCCACCGATGGATCGGGCAACCGCGTGGTCGACACCACCGCCTACGGCGCGGACGGCGAAGTTGCCTATGCTATCACCTCGGTCACAAGCCCGGATGGGTCGGCGATCACCAATACCTATGACGACAATGGCGATGGTGTTGTCGATCGCATCCAGACCATCGACACCGTGACCAATGGCGACGGCAGCACGACGGAAACCCTCGAGAACCGGTTGGGCGCCGTGGCGGCGACCGCCATTCTGGCGAACCGCACGGTCACGACGACGAGCGCAGACGGCAGTGTCGTCGCGATCGACCGGGATTCCACCGGCGGCGGCTGGTTCGACCGGCAGGAAGTGCGGACCACCCTGACGGATGGCAGCCGGACGACGGCGATCAGCGACCTGGCAAAAGACGGCACTGTCATCCGCAGTTCCAGCGAGACGATCTCAATCGACGGCCTGACCCGCAGCGAAGCAATCGATAACGATGGCGACGGCGATGTCGACCGGACGATCGTGCATGCGATCACGGTGAATGGCGACGGCAGCCGGACCGAGGTCATCACGACGACGAACAACGACACCACGCTGCGCAACAAAGTGACCGAGACCGTCAGTGCCGACGGCAAGACGAAGACGATCACTCGCGACCTGGACGGCGATGGCGATACGGACGTTCAGGAAGAGCTTTCGATCACCACCAATACCGACGGCACCACGGAATCCGTGCTCACCGTGAAGAACGGCGACGGCAGCACGCGCAGCACTCGGACCCAGGATCAGTCGGCCGACGCGCTCACCAAGACGATTGCCTCTGATGTCGATGGTGACGGCGATACCGATCTCACGACCGTAGATGCGACGACCATCAATACGGACGGCAGCCGCGAAAACACGACGACCGTGACCAATAACGACGGCTCGGTCCGCAGCATGGAGAAGGTCACGCTCGGCGCGGACAAGGTCAGCTCCGAGACTTGGGTCGACCTGGACCAGGATGGCACGTTCGACACCACCGACCTCGTCAAGTCGGTTGCCGTCGATGGGACAACCCAGGAACGGACCTCCGAGAGCTGGTCTCGCAACCCGGATGGATCGGTGCACGCAAAGACGACGACCGTGACCAGCGCCGATGGATTGACACGCGCGACCACCATCGACCGCGATGGCGATGGCGATACGGACACGCAGATCTCGGATGTGACCGTGGTCAATGGATCTGGTGTCGCTACCAGAACGATCACCACCCGAAATCAGGACAATTCGCTGCGCACCAAGGAGGTCGTGACGACCAGCGCCGACGGCCTTACCGTGACGACCGAGTTCGATCGCGACGGAGATGGCTCGTTCGATGGCAAGACTGTCGACGTACGTGTGTTGAACGGAGATGGAAGCACGACTCGGACGGTGTCCGAGTTTGCCGGCAACGGGACAACGCTGCTGGCCAAGACGATCATCGATCAAAGTGCCGATCGGCGCACGGTCACGGAGACAATCGATGCCAATGGCGATGGCGCGACTGACCTTGTAACGACATCGATCGAGGCCGACGACGGTTCGAAGACGGTCACCGAAACGACCTATTTCCCAGACGGTACCGTCGCCGAAAAGTCGGTGAGTTCGATCAGCGCCAATGGTCTTGTCGCTGCGACTGAGACCGATCTGAACGGTGATCAGATAAACGAAACCGTTGTTCACAAATCGACGGTCCTGAACGCCGATGGCAGCCGTACGATTTCAGATGAAATTGAGAATGGCGACGGGAGCGATCGCAGCAAGGTCGTCACGACGATTAGCGACGATGAATTTTCGACAACGATTCAAACAGATGCCGACGGCGATGGCGTCTACGAACGGGTGGCATCGATTGTCAGCACGCTGAACGCCGATGGCAGCATCTCCGAGATCGAAGATTCGCGCTCGCAAGACGGGTCTCTCCTGAGCAAGACGCAGACGATCGTCAGCGACGATGGCCTCATCGTCACCGAGAATTTCGACGGCGACGGCGATGGGGACTACGATCTGACGCAAGAGACGACTACGGTTCTTCAGAATGACGGTGGTACGGTCGTCTCGATCGAGTTCCGCGATGCGGCCGACGTGTTGCGGACCGCGATGACGGTGACGTCGACCGATGATGGCCGTTCGGTGACCGTTGCGGGGGATGTCAATGGCGACAGTGTCGACGACACCGTTTCTACTCGTGTTGTCGCCGACGATGGAACCACCACGCAAACTGAGACCGAATTTAACGTCGATGCATCGCTGCAGAGCCGGCGCCAGACTGTAACGAGCGACGATGCGCTCAGCGTCACGTCAAAGTTCGATCGTGATGGCGATGGCGTCTTCGAAACCTCCACGGAATCCGTAACCGTGATCGGCGCGGACGGAGCCACGACGCGCACCACTCAGAATAAGAGCGCGAACGGCGCGACGTTCAGCGAGTCGGTGAGGGTCATCAGCGACGATGGACTCTCGACCACGCAGAGCGAGGACTACAACAACGACGGTTCCGTCGACCTGACGACCGAAACGGAGGTGTCGCTCGCAGCCAACGGTGTCGAGACCGTCACCGTTGAGCGCAAGGCGGCAAATGGCTCGACGCTGAGCACTACGACTGAAGTGACCAGCGCCGATCGACGCACGATCACCATCTCGGACGACGCGGACGGTAATGGCGTCGATGATAGTGTAACCGTGACGTCGATTGCGGATGACGGCGAGACGACGACCACGGCGAGCTTCTACTCCCAAAGCGGTATGGTGCTATCGACGCTCGTCTCTACTGAAAGCGGCGACGGATTGACCAGGACCCGTACCGTCGATCGAAATGGCGACGGTGAGGAGGAACTCTTCTCAACCGAGTCGACATGGATTGGCGACAACGGGTTCCTGTCGCGCAGTGTTACGCATCGCGATTACCGGTATGTTTCGCTCGGCAGTGAAGAGTATTTGACCAGTCTTGACGGCATGTATGTCTCGTCGAAACTTGATTTCGACGGGAATGCGGTCTTTGACGTCATTTCCGAAGAATCCACCACCTTTGAAGCAGATGGCGATGTCGTGCTCTCGCAAATCACGCGCGACGTAGCATCGGTAACGCTGTCGGAGATAACCACGACAACCAGCGGTAACGGGCTGATTACGCACATCGTTTCCGACTATTCCGGGGATGGCAGCGTTGATCGCGACCGCCTTCAGACCAGTTTTGCCGATGGCGGTTTCTCGGAAGTCGTCAACGAGTATGGCGCTGGCTACGACCTGATGCGGTCGGTGGCGACCACGCGGAGTGCTGACGGTCGGACCGAGACAAGGACATCGGATCTGGACGGGGACGGTTACGTGGACCGCGAAGTCACCCTTCAGATTGATTTGAGCCGGTCCCTGATCGGAACCTATGAGGACATCGCGCTCAACGGCACGGTCGACGCTCGGGTCATGGGCGTCGAATCTGCCAATGGCATGGATGTATCGTTCGCTTTCGACATCGACGCGGACGGTATCGTCGATCTCGTGCGGGCGACAGAAGTTTCCTTCGGCGCCGACGGCAGCCAGATCGTGACCTTTGCCGAGGCCTACGGGCCCGGCACCTTGGCCTACCGGGAGGTAACGACGGCCTCGGCCGACGGCCTGTCGTCGATACGAACGATCGACAATGATGGCGACGGCGTTGATGATGGAACATCCACCTCCGTCACCACCCTCAATTCCGACGGAAGTCGCGAGACCGTCTCCGAGACCCATTATTCGGACGGCACGTTGCGCTCGAAAGATACGGTCTCGGTGAGCTCAGACGCGCGCACGATTATCGAGACCCACGACTATGACGGCAATGGATTTGCCGATAAAAAGATCGAGCTCAATGTCGCCGCGGATGGCTCGACCGTCAGAACCGAGACGGCGTTTAACGAAGCCGGCGTGCGCGGCGAGACCTTTGTGACCACGACCTCGGCCGACGGACTTGTCACGACACATTCGCGCTTCAATAAGCTCTGGACCATAACGCGTTCTGCGGTCGATAACGGCAGCTATGTTTGGGACAACGGTGTTGCGCCCGATGTCAGCCAGACGCACATCGTTGTGTCTCATGAGTTCGATGTTTTCGGCGTTGAGACATGGACGGTCGTTCGGACCTCGAAGGACGCAACGACTGGCGCGATCGTTTCGTCGACGACGGAAGAGCGCGTAGACAGCGAAGCGAAGGAGCGCCTGCTCACCGAAGCCGCTCGCATCTATGATGCGGTTCTCGACCGCGACATGGATTTCTCCGAGATTGAGCTCTTGGCCCTGCACGTCAATGATGGGCAGCTTGATCGAGACGGCCTCGCGAGCCAACGGATATCTTCAGGCGAGTTCCTAACCCGTTTCGGGGTTATGTCGGATACAGAATTCGTTACACAAGTTTACCTGAACGCTGTTGGACGAGCCCCGGCTCTTACCGAACTCGACAGGCTTCTCCGAGCTCTCGACGACAGCTCGATGACGCGCACGGATATCGCGGTGGATGTCGCGGAGTCGATCGAGCACCTCGTCGTCGGCAATGGACATATGTCCACCAACAACTTCGACGTTGTGATGAATCCGGCGGAGTTCGAGCGCAGCCTGGATAAGGCCTACGTGCGCTCAATCGTCGAGAAGATTGTCGATGTCGTCTACGACCGCGATGCGACGCAGCACGAGCTGGAATATATGTCGGGTCGGCTTCTCGATGGAACAGATAATCCCGAGGATTTGGCCGACTTGCTTCTGGAAGTTGATGGCGACATTCAGGGGATCTCCTCCACCGGGCTAAAGGGATTGACCGGATCGGCATTTGTCGAGCAGGCGTTTCTCAATGCACTTGGGCGTTATCCGACTGTGTCAGAGTCGGATACCTGGACCGATAACTTGTCCTCCGGCAGAATTACGGAGGCCCAGTTTGTCGCCTCGCTGGCACAAAGCGTTGAGCATGTTTCGGCGGGAAACACACATCTCGATAATCCGCTCCCCAGCGTCACAACGATTACCGGCACCTCGTCGGCAAACGTGCTGACTGGTTCGTCGGGTCAAGACAGCCTGCTTGGCCTTGCCGGCAATGACACGCTGGATGCCAACGGCGGCAGCGACGCGCTGATTGGTGGCCTTGGCGATGACGTTCTCAGGGGCGACGGCGGCAATGACCGCTACATTTGGGCCAAGGGTGACGGCAACGATACAATCGACGAATTCTCAAGCACCGCAGCTCTCACGGATGTCGACATACTCGTTCTTTCGGATGTCGATTCGACTGATGTTGCGTTGACGCGGTCGCAAGGCAGCATTCACCTGATCGTTACGATCATCAGCACCGGTGAGACCATCACGATCCTCGATCAGTTCTACTCGACGAATGACGGCCAAGGCATCGAGGCAATCGAGTTCGGCGATGACGTGACCTGGATGCTCGAAGATATCCTGGCGGAGACCACACTTACCGGCACATCTGCGAACAACATCCTCGACGGCAAGGACTATCAAGATAACATTCACGGCCTTGCCGGCAACGACACGATTGACGGAAACGACGGTGACGATGTCATCGACGGCGGGCTCGGAGATGATCTGCTCAAGGGTGGCGATGGCGAAGACCGGTATCTGTGGGCCAAGGGCGACGGCAACGACACGATCGATGAAACTGCTCCATCGAAAAAGGCAATCGACAGGCTCGAACTGATCGATGTGGCGTCCACGGACGTTGAGTTGAAGCGGACAAGCGGAAGCAGCGACCTACTGATTACGATTCTCAGCACCGGCGAAGTTATCACGGTCAAGGATCAGTACTACTCGACGGCCGATGGTCAAGGCATTGAGGCAATCGCGTTCAGCGATGGCGTAGTCTGGTCCCACGACGAGATCCTGTCCGAGACGAAGCTTGTAGGCACCTCGGCGAGTAACTCTTTGGAGGGCAAGAATTATCGCGACAATCTCTATGGCCTTGCCGGCAATGACACGCTGGACGGCAATGGCGGCGATGATGTCCTCGTCGGCGGCCTCGGCAACGACACGCTCGACGGTGAAGGTGGGAACGACCGGTATCTGTGGTCCAAAGGTGATGGAAACGACTTCCTGAACGATGACGAGATCTCGCAAACGGAAATTGACACCCTTGTTCTGGAGGATGTGGCCTCGACCGATGTGGCGCTGACGCGGGTGCAGGGCAGCAACGACCTTCTCGTCACGATCATCAGCACCGGTGAGATCATCGCCGTTGACGACCAATTCAATTCCACGACCGATGGTCGGGGCATCGAAGCAATCGAGTTCAGCGATGACGTGACCTGGACACTCCACGACATTATCGTGCGGACGAAACTTGAGGGCACGTCAGCGAGCAACGTCCTCAATGGTACTGACTATCGCGACAATATCTACGGCCTCGGCGGGCAGGATACGATCGACGCAAATGACGGTGACGATGTCCTCGTGGGCGGTTCCGGCGACGATACCCTGAAGGGAGGCAATGGCAATGACCGGTATCTTTGGTCGAAAGGTGATGACGACGACACCATAGATGACACCGGAACGTCGTTGAAGGCCGTCGATACTTTGATCCTGACCGATGTGGCGGCCTCAGGGGCGGTTTTAACCAAAGTCGGCAACGATCTGCACATCGATGTGAGCAGCACCAACGAGACGATAACGGTGCTGAATCGCTTTCAATCTTCTGGCAGCGGAAAGGGTGTCGAGATCATTGCGTTCAGTGATGGCGTGACAACAGAGGTTCTTGATAGCCCGGTGGCGGAAGCGATCATCACCGGAACCGGCGCGAGCAACGTTCTCAACGGCTGGGATTACAAGGACTGGATTTACGGGCTCGATGGCAACGATACGATCGACGGAAATGGTGGAGATGACGTTCTCGAAGGCGGTCTCGGCAACGATTTGCTCAAGGGCGATGGCGGCGCAGAGCGGTACCTGTGGTCCAAGGGCGACGGCAACGACACGATCGACGAAATCGCGATTTCGCAAACGGAAATTGACACGCTGGTTCTGTCTGACGTGGATTCGACGGATGTATCGCTGACACGTTCGCAGGGCAGCATTCACCTGGTGGTCACGATCGTCAGCACCGGGGAGAACATCACAATCAAGGACCAGTACTACTCCACGAGCGACGGCCAAGGAATCGAGGCGATCGAATTCGGCGACGGCGTGATCTGGACGCTCGACGACATCCTGGCAGAGACGAAGCTCGAGGGCACGTCAGCGAACAACACGCTCGATGGCAAGGACTATCGGGACAACATCTATGGACTCGCCGGCAATGATACGCTGAATGGCAAGGACGGGAATGACGTTCTCGTGGGCGGCCTCGGCGCCGATACGCTGAAAGGCGACGAGGGCAACGATCGCTATGTCTGGGCGAAGGGTGACGGCAACGACACGATCGATGAAACAGCGACTTCGCAAAATGAAGTCGATACGCTCGAACTTTCGGATGTGGAATCTACAGATGTCGAGTTGACGCGGGCGAACGGAAGCAACCATCTCGTCGTGACAATCATCAGCACCGGAGAGTCTATCACGGTCAAGGACCAGTACTACTCGACGGCCGATGGCCAAGGTATTGAGGGGATTGAGTTCAGCGACGATGTTACCTGGACGTTGGACGATATTCTGGCAAAGACGAAGCTTGTAGGCACCTCGGCGAGTGACTCTTTGGAGGGCAAGAATTATCGCGACAATATGTATGGCTATGCCGGCAATGACACGCTGGACGGCAATGGCGGCGATGATGTCCTCGTCGGCGGCCTCGGCAACGATACCCTTCAGGGCGAAGGCGGCAACGATCAGTATGTTTGGTCCATCGGAGACGGCAACGATTTCCTTGACGACGAATCATTGTCGCTGACAGCAGTCGACACACTGGTTCTGACCGATGTGGCGTCGTCGAACGTCGAACTGACACGCGTGCAAGGTAGCGACGATCTTCTCGTCACGGTCTCAAGCACTGGAGAGGCCATCACAGTTGACGACCAATTCAAATCCACGGCCGATGGTCGCGGCATTGAGGTGATCGCGTTTAGCGATGGTGTCAATTGGACACTCGACGATATTCTGGCCGCGACAAAGCTTGAAGGCACATCGGCGAACAATATCCTCGACGGCAAGGATTACCGCGACAACATCTACGGCTTGGCCGGCAATGACACGTTGAACGGCAACGACGGCGACGACTATTTGTTCGGAGGCCTCGGTGCCGACGGACTGAACGGAGGGATTGGCTCCGATACGGCGAGTTACGCTCAGGCAGCCCAGGGTGTGAACGTCGACTTGAACGTAATGACCGCGCAGATCGGCAATTCCGGCGGCGAAGAAGTCGGCGATATCCTCTCCAGCATCGAAGCGCTTGAAGGGTCGGCGTATGCGGACACGCTAACTGGTGATGACAGTTCCAATGATCTTTCGGGACTGGCCGACGATGACATACTCATTGGCCAGGATGGATATGATCGCCTCTATGGGGGCGACGGCGACGACACGTTGCTTGGCGGTGGCGATGCCGACGATCTTTGGGGCGGGAGCGGCGAAGACGTCTTCAAGTTCGCGCTCGGCGATGGCGTGGATACCATCAACGACTTCACCGATGGTAGCGATGTGATCGAGTTCACCGGCGGGATCATGTTCGAGGATCTTACGATCGTTGACGACGTCGGCGGCGCGCGCGTGACCTACGGTGCTGCCGAGTCCGTTTTGGTGAAAGACTTGGCGGCCGCGGATCTTACCGAGTCTGACTTCGTATTTAGCTGATGGTTTGGCGTCCCGCCGCAGGCCCTTGCATGGGGTAGTGTCCAGCATCTTTCGCACTTTCGCTCATGCGATGACGGCTCCGTAGGCTTCGGATTTGGGGTAGTGTTCAGCTCTTTCGCACTTTCGCTCACGCGACGACGACGTTCCAAAAGCGCGGAACGCCGGGATCACTGCCGTCCTGCCATACTCACTTGATATCTTTTCGATCCCATCGTGTTCTATTAATGTTCACTCTATCCACCTGAAGCAGTCAGACACCCATGTGCAACCTCTATTCCCAGACGAAGAGCCAGGACGCGATGCGGCATGTCTTCGACGACGTGCTCGAGGGCGAGGTCGAGGATCTGACCGGCAACCTGGCCGCGCAGCCCGGCATCTATCCGGACTATCCGGCGCCGATCCTGCGGCACGGGCCAAGGGGCGGCTGGCAGCTCGCCATCGCCCGCTGGGGGATGCCGACGCCGCCCAGATTCCTCGAGGGCAGGCGCCGGGATCCGGGCGTGACCAACATCCGCAACGCGGGCTCTCCCCACTGGCGGCGCTGGCTCGGGGTCGAGCACCGCTGCCTCGTGCCCTTCACCAGCTTCGCCGAGATCGACGGCCGCGCGCAAGCGCCGCGCAACCATCTCGTCTGGTTCGCGCTGGGTGAGGATCGGCCGCTGGCGTTCTTCGCCGGCGTTCGCACCGAATGGACCTCGGTGCGCAAGGTGAAGGAGGGCGCGGTCACGGCGGAGCTCTTCGCCTTCCTCACCTGCGCACCCAACCGCGAGGTCGGCGCGGTGCATCCCAGGGCCATGCCGGTGATCCTGACGCGATCAGACGAATGGCGGCGATGGCTCACCGCGCCGACGCCCGAGGCATTGTCCCTGCAACGGCCGCTGCCGGATGGCGCGCTGGAGATCGTGCTGGAGGGCGCCCGTGAAGACGCGGCCTGAGCCCTCTCCGCCCGAGCCGCTGCGGCTCGCCCCAAGACGTGTCCACGAGGCCGAAGGGGCCGGCCGCCGCGTCTTCGCGCTCATGCAGGCCCTGCGCCATCCCGGCCCGCTGGTCTGGGTGCTGCCCGCGCATGCGCCCGAACACCCGTTGCTCCCGGGGCTGCCGGAGGGCGTCGGCGCGCGCCTCCATATTGTCCGGGCGCGCAGCGAGACCGACCTGCTCTGGGCGACGGAGGAATCCTTGCGCGCCGCGCCCGTCGGCTTCGTCATCGCCGAGCCCGGGAAACCCCTGACCCTGACCGCCGGCCGTCGGCTGCAGCTCGCCGCGGAGGCGGGCGGCACGACGGGCCTGCTGCTGATCCGCGAAGGCGCGGGCTGCAATGCCGCCGAGACGCGTTGGCACTGTGCGCCCGAGCCCGCCGAGACGCCTGACTCGACTCTCCATCGCTGGTCGCTTATCAAGAACAAAACAGGAACTCTTGGCGACTGGACGCTGCATTGGGATGGGACGTCGGCTGCTTTCGATCTGGCTCAAGCGGCTGGCGAGCGACGCGGAGCTGCGGAGCCGCCCCTGTGAGGGGCCTTTCGCCCTGATCCTTCGGTCGGGGAATGCCGATCATGTGCACTGTCTCAATACCGCCGCCGAAGCGCAGGGGCTTCGGCGGGGCATGGCGCTGGCCGATGGCCGCGCGATCTGCCCCGATCTCGCGACGCGCCCCGCCGATCTCGCGCGGGAGGCGGCCATGCTGGCGGCGCTCCGCCGCTGGGCCGGGCGCTACGCGCCGATGGTGGGGCGCGACGGCATGGACGGGCTCATGGCCGATATCACTGGCGTCTCGCATCTCTTCGGCGGCGAAGCGGCGCTGCGTGCCGATCTGCAGGCGCGGCTCGAGCGGGCAGGCTTCACCGCGGAGAGCGCCATCGCGGGCAGCTATGGCGGCGCCCACGCGCTCGCCCACCATGGCGGCGGAATCATTCCTGAGGGCGCGCTGGCCGAGGGGCTTGGTGCACTGCCGGTGTCGGCGCTCAGGATCGACTTTGAGACCGCCGAGGCGCTTCGCCGGCTCGGCCTCAGCCGCATCGCCGATCTCATCCCGCTGCCCCGCGCACCGCTCGTGCGCCGCTTCGGGCCGGGGCTGGTGCTGCGGCTCGATCAGGCGCTGGGAGCGCTGCCCGAGCCGGTCGCGCCGGAACCTGAGCCGCCGCATTTCAGTGTGCGGCTGACGCTGCCCGAGCCGATCGGGCTGCAGGCGGATGTGATGGCCGGGCTCGCGCGGCTGCTCGACCGGCTCTGCGCCAAGCTCGGCCGGCACCACATGGGCGCGCGCCGCCTGCGGCTGGAGCTTCACCGGGTCGACCGCGCAAAGGCCGAGGTCGAGATCGGCCTCGCCCGGCCGATGCGCGAGCCTGACCGGATCGCGGCGCTGTTCGCCAGGGGCGTCGATGAGGTCGATGCGGGCTTCGGCATCGAGGCCCTGCGGCTTGTCGCCTCCGTCACCGAACCGCTCGGGCCGGTGCAGATCGCGGCCGGGCGGCCCGCCCCGCAGGATGGCATGGCCGATCTGATCTCGCGTCTCGGCAATCGCCTCGGCTTCGAGAATGTCCAGCGTCTCGCCCCCGCCGAGAGCCTGATCCCCGAGAAGAGCTTCCTGATCCTGGCGGCGGCCCATGCGCCCGAGGCGCCGGCCGAGCGGCGGGACGGGCCACCGCGTCCGATCACGATCTTTCCGCCCGAACCCGTCACCGCCGCCCAAGGTCAATCTCTGGGCCACCCGCCCGCGCGGTTTTGCTGGCGGCGGATGCGCTTCAGCACGCTGCGCGCCACCGGGCCGGAGCGGATCGCGCCCGAATGGTGGCTCGACGATCCGGCCTGGAGGACGGGCTTGCGCGACTATTGGCGGATCGAGACCCGTGAGGGGCCGCGGCTCTGGCTCTATCACACGCCGCAGGCGCCGGCGTGGCCCGCGCCGGAGGCGCAAAGCTGGCCCGCGCCGCAGGCGCACTCATGGCATGTGCAGGGGGAATTCCCATGACCCCTTACGCCGAGCTCTGCGTCACCACGAACTTCACCTTCCTGCGCGGGGCCTCGCATCCGGAGGAGCTGGTGACCCGCGCCGCCGAGCTTGGCCTTGCGGCGATCGCCATCACCGACCGCAACTCGCTCGCCGGCGTGGTGCGGGCCTACAGCGCGCTGAAGGAGCTCGCTCGGCTGCGGGAGGAGGCACGAGACAGCGCCTCAGAGGCGCCCGCCATCCGCTCGCAGACCGTCCATGACCGGTCGAGCCGCCGGAGCGCGTCACCGTCCGGCGGCGAACACCTCCCGTCCATATCGCCCGACATGGTCTTGCCGAGGCTGATCGTCGGCGCGCGACTGGTGCTGACCGACAGCCCGGTCGAATGGGTGGCCCTTCCCACCGATCTGACCGCCTATAGCCGTCTGTCGCGGCTTCTCTCGCTCGGCAAGCGCCGGGCCGTGAAGGGCGAGTGCCACCTCACCCGCGCCGATCTGGCCGAATGGGGCGCGGGGCTCATCCTCATCGCCCTGCCGCCCGATCCGTCGTGCCGCAGGCACGCATCCGGCATGTCGGGCGATCCGGCCCGGGCCGACATCGCCGGCATGGCCCGCCGGTTCCCCGGCCAGTGCTGGCTGGGCGCGGCACCCCGCTATGACGGGCGGGACCAGCGCCGCTTCGACCGGCTCGCGGCGCTCGCCCAGGCCACCGGTCTCGCCATGGTCGCGCTCGGCGACGTGCTGATGCATCGCGCCCAGCGCCGCGCGCTCGCCGATGTGCTGACCTGCCTTCGGATCGGCTGCACCATCGACACGATCGGGCGCAGGCGCCTCCCGAACGGCGAGCGCCGACTCAAATCCGGCGCCGAGATGGCGCGGCTCTTTCACCGCTATCCCGCCGCGCTCCGCCGCTCCGTGGAGATCGCCGTGGCCTGCGCCTTCCGGCTCGACGAGCTGCGCTACCAGTATCCGCATGAGGACCGGAACGGCGAGCCGGCCCAGGCCCGCCTCGAGCGGCTCTCGCGCGAGGGGCTGCACTGGCGCTATCCGGGCGGCCCACCGCCGAAGATCGCGCAGCGGGTGGAGAAGGAGCTGAAGCTCATCGCCGAGCTGGGCTATGCGCCCTATTTCCTGACCGTGCACGACATCGTGGCCTTCGCCCGCTCGCGCGGCATCCTCGCCCAGGGCCGCGGCTCGGCCGCGAATTCGGTGGTCTGCTACCTGCTCGGCGTCACCGAGGTGCCGCCCGAGTCAATCACGCTCATTTTCGAGCGTTTCATCTCGAAGGAACGCGGCGAGCCGCCCGACATCGACGTGGATTTCGAGCATGAGCGCCGCGAGGAGGTGATCCAGCACATCTACGAGCATTACGGCCGCCATCGCGCCGGGCTGACCGCCACGGTGATCCACTTCCGCTCCCGCGCCGCGATCCGCGAGGTCGGCAAGGTGATGGGGCTGAGCGGCGACGTGATCGCGCGGCTCGCCGGGCAGATCTGGGGCTGGTCCGCCGCCGCGCCCTCGGAGGACCGCATCCGCGATGCCGGTCTCGACCCCACCGACCGCCGCGTCATGCTTGCCACCAGACTGATCGGCGAGATCATCGGCTTCCCGCGGCATCTCAGCCAGCATGTCGGCGGCTTCGTCATCACGGAAGGAAGGCTCGACGAGCTCTGCCCGATCGAGAACGCCGCGATGGCGGAGCGCACCGTGATCGAATGGGACAAGGACGACATCGACGCGCTCGGGCTCCTGAAGGTCGATGTGCTGGGCCTCGGCATGCTCACCTGCATCCGCAAGGCGTTCGGGCTCTTGCAGGACCATCGCGGGCTGCACCTCACCCTCGCCAATGTGCCGCCCGAGGACGGGGAGGTCTACGACATGCTCTGCCGCGCCGATGCGATCGGCGTCTTCCAGGTGGAAAGCCGGGCGCAGCTCAACTTCCTGCCGCGGATGCGGCCGCGCCGCTTTTACGATCTGGTCTGCGAGGTCGCTATCGTCCGGCCCGGGCCCATTCAGGGCGGCATGGTCCATCCCTTCATCAACCGCCGTCAGGGCAAGGAGAAGGTCGAGGATCTCGGCCCCGCGATGATGGAGGTGCTGGGCCGCACCTATGGCGTGCCGCTGTTCCAGGAACAGGCAATGCAGATCGCCGTGGTCGCCGCCGGCTTCACCGCCGCCGAGGCCGACCGGCTGCGCCGCAGCCTCGCCACCTTCAAGCGCATGGGCACCATCGGGGCGTTTCGCGACCGCTTCATCTCCGGCATGCTGGCGCGCGGCTATGAGGCCGGCTTCGCCGCGCGGTGCTTCGCCCAGATCGAGGGCTTCGGCTCCTACGGCTTCCCCGAAAGCCATGCGGCGAGCTTCGCGCGGCTGGTCTACATCTCGGCCTGGCTCAAGCGCCACCATCAGGCGGTCTTCACCTGCGCGCTCCTGAACAGCCAGCCGATGGGCTTCTATGCGCCCGCCCAGCTCGTGCGCGATGCGCGCGAGCATGGGGTCGAGGTGCGGCCGGTCTCGGTGAACCACTCGGACTGGGATTGCACGCTCGAGCCCCGCGCCGACGGTGGGCTCGCGCTCAGGCTCGGGTTTCGCCAGATCAAGGGGATGCGCGCGGAAGACGCCGACTGGATCGTGGCGGCGCGCGGCAACGGCTACCCGGACATCGAGAGCCTCTGGCGCCGCGCCGGGGTGGGCGCCGAGACGCTGGAGCGGCTGGCCGAGGCGGACGCCTTCACCGCGCTCGGCCTCACCCGCCGCGACGCGCTCTGGGCGGCCCGCGCGCTGCGCGGCCCCGGGCCGTTGCCCCTTTTCGGCGCCGATGGGGAAGGCGCGGCGGAGCCCGCCGTGGCGCTCGCGCCGATGACCCTCGGCGAGGAAATGATCGAGGACTATCTCGCCCTGCGCCTCAGCCTGCGTGCCCATCCGATGGAACTGCTGCGCCCGCGACTGACCGACATCACCGCGCATGACCGGCTCGCCCGGGCCGAGGCCCGCGTCACTGTCGCGGGGCTCGTCATCACCCGCCAGCGTCCCGGCACCGCCTCGGGCGTCATCTTCCTGACGCTCGAGGACGAGACCGGGGTTGCGAACATCGTGGTCTGGTCGCGCGTCTACGAGCGTTTCCGCAAGGCGGTGATCGCCGGGCGCCTGCTGCGGGTCTCGGGCCGGATCGAGCGCGACGGCCCGGTGGTCCACATCATAGCCGAGCGGGTCGAGGACATTTCGCCCATGCTCTCCACGCTCGCCCGTCCGATCGTCCCCGGCCTGATCGAGGACCGGAGCGAGGAAATCCGACACCCCGCCAGCGGACTGCGGCCCTCCGCCCGGCATCCGCGCGAACAGGCGAAGCGGCTGTTTCCGAGCCGCGACTTCCATTGAGCGGAGGGCGTCCGGCCACCCGTTCTCATTCTCAAACACGCACCGACAACCTGCCGTCGCGCAGATGCTCAGCCAGCTCGGCGCGAGAGGGAGGAGCGTGAGCCGTTGCAATGAACCCGATGAGAAACCCGGGCCGATATCGAACGGCCGGGAAACTCCGCAACGCTCGCACCGGGACGCGTACGCTGCTATCTTGCCACCATGCCAGAGCGTTGGAGCAACATCGAGCCGATCGCGCGAGAGCTGTGTGAATGTGCATTGAGACGCGCCGGGACATCGGAAGCGGAGCTCCCGGACGCGGTCAATCGCTACTGGCATTGCGTCGCCGCCCGGCTCGAGGCAGGGATCATCGACGATCAAGGCAATCGCGTCCTCCCGTTTGACTTTAATCGCGACCTGGAGGCGTATCACGACTGGCGCCGCAGGCACCCGACCTATCGAGTGCCAGGGCTGACGGCGCTGATGCAGCACCATCGATAGTCATCCGCTCCGGCACGCCCGCGCCTGCTCGCGCATCACCACGTAATCGCCCAGCATCTCGACGACCGCCGATCCCTCCGGCAGGAGAGCGAGTTCTTCGGACGCGCGCGCCTGGAACTCGGCGCTGTACTCCACGACGGGCGGACAGGCGCTGACGACAAGCGGCTCAGAACCGACCGTCGCGCAACCGCTGAGCCAACTCACCGCGACCGCGAGGACGACGAGCCGCGGCTTCGAGCATCTGGCGCTGGACATCATTGGCTTTCCCCATGGTCTCGAGGCGCTCTGCCAGACGCCCGGCGCGCTCGCCGGCGCGGCGGATCGAGAGCAGGAACAGCAGCACCGTGAGCGCGATGGCGCCCCATTTTGCGGCGATCAGCGTCCGCCGGTTGCCGGCGAGCCAGGCGAGGGCCGTCGCGATCATCGCCGCCATGTCAGCGTCTCCCCTGGCGCCAGTCGTCCCAGCGGGCGTAGATCGTGACCGCGATGCCGACGAGCGCGACGGCGATGAACACCCAGCGCAGCGTGTCGAGCCAGGGCACCAGCGGCTGGATCGCGGCCTGGGTCTCAGCCAGCACGTCCGGCGCCACCTCGACCCCGGCGGCGCCGACGGTGGCGAGCCCGGCCGCGCCGCCGCCCTTCATGGTGCGGCTGTCGGCCAGCACTTCGCGCGCAGGCGGGATTTCCGCCGCGAAGGCCGTCTCTCGGACCGGGAACCGGTCGCCCCACTGGCGGGCGGGTCCGAGGTCGACATGGATGAAACCCGAGCGCGGATAGAAGCCGAAGCCGAGGAAGCCGATCTCTCGCGCCGCCGCCTCGAAGGCCACCGGATCGTGGTTCGCCATGGCGATGTCGAAGGCGGCGCCGTCGAGGTGCTTCGAGCGGGTTGCGCCGCCGACGGCGAGGTTGTGCTCGGGGCTGCGATAGGCGGAGCGCACGATCAGCGGCTTGCCCAGCCGATCGCGCAGCGCCTGTAACTTGTCGAGCGCGGGCGCGTTGATCAGCAGCTTGCCCGTGCCCCGGCAGGCGATCTCGGCGGGCGCGAAATTGGGCCAGCGCCAGATCCCCTCGGGGACATCGCGCCAGTGGCGGTAGAAGCTTGTCGTCATGGGATCCTCCAAAAAAATACCCCGGCCCCTCGCGGGGGCTCGGGGCGCGTTCTCCGCTCGGACAAGTCCGCCGGACCTTTCCGTTGAACCAGCGGATCAACCGCGGCTCGCCCTGCCAGACGGCGGGACGGTGAGGCTCAGTGGGTCGATCTGGATCGGCCTGCCGCGTTCACGGCCCCGGCCCGAACACCCTGAGCTTCACGGCGATGCCGGTGAGGAGCGCCAGCATCACACCGGTGGTGACGAGCCGCACAGCGGTCTGCACGGCGGTGCGGCGGACGAAGCGCAGGCAATCGAGCAGTGCGCGCAGGTCGCGGATGTCGAGGGCGGCCTCGGGCCCCTCGAGCCCGACATCGGCCAGCGCCCGCCGGGCGCCCTGCTCGGCGGCGCGCGCCAGCATCGCCTCGAAGCCCGGCCCGGATAGGGATCCCCCGGACAGGGATCCCCCGGAGAGGGATCCAGCATCCGCCCCGGACCATGATCCGGGGTCTGCCTCGGACATGCGGACGTGGCCGCCTTCGGTTCGGGATAGGGTCATGGGTCTCACTCCGCCTATGGCCTGATCTGGCGCCGCAGGTTGGGGGATGGGCCGCGCTACAGCGCCAGCACCCGGTCCGGATCCTCGCCCGCCTGCGCCAGGCGGGCCCGCAGGGCCTGGTCGTCGGACCAGACGCCCTGCTGGCGGATGCGCTCGCGCCGCTTGGCCGGCTGGCCTTCGACGAAGGCGGCAACCGCCTCGGCGTTGGCGTCCGGGAGCCGGTCGAGCAGGGTCAGGTAATCGACCCGCCAGCGCGCTGGCGGCGGCGGCGGGGGCGGCCTCGGCGGGTCGTAGGCGACGACGTCGTGGCCGGGCACCGCGCCGCCGCGCGCGAGCCAGTCGGGCGGATAGCTGACCCTGGCGATGGTGAACCCCTCCCGCGGGCCGACGTCGGCGGCCTGGCCGCCATCTGCCGCGCGCCTGATCCGGTATCGCATCATTGCCTGCTCCTATCGAAACGCCGCGACCGCGATCGCGCTGGTGTCCGAGGTGCCCGTCGACCAGGTCACCGTCTCGGTCGCCGCCGCCCGCCCGTTCGGCAGCAGGTCCCAGGCCGATGTCCGGGCATGATCCCGGCCGCTGCCCCCGGTGTTTGACTGGTCCTGCTCGGTCAGGCTGCTCCAGGTCGCCGGGTTGCCGGTGATGTCGTTGAGTGCGCAGCCGATGACGAAGCCGCCCGCCAGGCCGGAGACGACTGCGTCGGTGGTGATGGCCGCTCCGCTCGCCTGCTGGTGCTGGCTGAGCGATGTCGGTGTCAGCGAGCGCAGATGCCGGAGGCTCACCGCGTCGAGCCCGAAGCCTTCCGCGGTGCCGGTCGATATGACCCGGATCGTGACCGTCGCGCCGGCGATCGCCGAGATGTCGGCGACATAGATGGCGGCGCGATGGGTCTCGGTCTCGTCGGTGGCGAGCCCCTCTGCGACCCTGGTCATCGGGATTGCGGCGCCGCCCGGATCGACGGTCACGCTGGTGATGGTGACCGCGGCGGAGGTGTTCGAGGAATGGGTCAGCGCGCAGATGAGCGTCTTTCCCGCGGCCTCGGCGCCGACGGCGATCAGGGTGAAGTTCGCGGTGCTGACGCCGGTCACCGCATTGCCCACGTCCTCGGCGATGATCTCGATCGGGGCCACGCCGCCCCACATGCGTGCGAGCGGATGCATCAGGGCCCCATGTGGCTGGCGACGACGACGCCAGCCTCGGGCACGAAGAGGCTGACCACGTCGTAATCGCCGGTGACGGTCGAGAGCGACGGCGCGGCTCCGCCGCCCTGCCACCGGGTGACGCCGGACCAGGCGGCGGTGCCGCCGGTCGCGCCCTGCCGGATCCAGAGCGTCGCCCATTGCCCGAGGGCGGCGCCGGAGAGGGTGAAGGTGGCATTGTGGTCGAGGGTGACGAGCTGCACGTTCTCGGCCGCGAGATCGACCGCGATCGCGGTCGCGCTCGTCAGCGTCAGCACGGAGCTGCGGACCTGCTTGCGGAAGAGCGCGATCCGGTCGGCGATCTCGAGGACCGGGGCGCCGTTGGCGACCAGGCCGAGGTTGTTGGCGCCGATCCGGTAGATCCCGGTGTCCGGATCCCCGGAGAAGGCGATCCCCGGCGCGCCCACCGTGCCCCCGGCGGCGAGGATCTGGCCGGTCATCGTGAGGAGCTTGGCGATCAGGCGCACCTCGTCGTCGCCGTCGTCGATCTCGATGACCGGGATCCAGGCGTCGTTGGCGGCGTTGCGGACATTCAGCACCCAGGGCGCGGCCCCGGTGTCGAGCTTCCATTGCTGTGGATAGGTGGCGGGCGGGTCGCCGGTCCCGGCGCTCAGCGTCACGGCCGCGCGCAAAGCCGCCTGCACGTCGGCCGCGAAGTCGTTGCCGTTGACCGCGATCGTCTCGATCACGAAATCGCTCTGGCTCATGCCGCCTCTCCATAGCCGAGGGCCTGGTAGTCGAAAATCCGGTCGACCGGCGTGCCGGCCGCGTTCCGGAACGTGATGGTGAACCCGGTCGCCGACTTGGCCGTGATCTCCCAGTAATCGCCGCTGGCCATGTCCTGGGCGGTCACGCCGACCGAGGTCAGCGCCCGGAAGGCCGGGATGAACCCGACCACCTTCGGGGCAGCGCCCGACGAGATGTCCTGCCCGGCGGCGATCCGGTCCGGCATGTCGACACTGACCGTGACGCCGGACACGCTCGGGCTTGCCTCCGGGTTCGCGCTGGTCAGCACCAGGCGGAACTCGAAGGCCCGCGCCCGGTAGTCCCCGGCCCGGAACGCCATCCAGTCCGACCAGGCCGGCGCAGCGCCCGGATCGTCCGGGGTCGAGCGCAGCTCCAGCCAGGTGTTGATATCGTCGAGGCGGGTCAGGTTAGCGCCGAGCTGGCTCCAGTCCTCGAGCGCCGAGACGTCCCGGACGCCGTCGACCCCGACCCCCTTCTCGAAGCGCGACATGGTCACCGCCGCGGTGAGACGGCTGGTGTAGACGGCACCGAGATCGACGGTGCCGGCAAGCCGGTAGCGCCCGTCCGGCCAGGTGTCGCCCGCGCCGATCGCGCTCCAGTCGGTGACCGCCGAGACATCCGCGATCCCGTCGATGAACGGGGCCTGGGGCATCCGGTCGAGGAGGAGCGCGCCGCCGAGCTCGATGGTCCGGTCATGGGTGCCCGGGAAGGGCGCCGCCTCGCTGACGGTCTCGACCGCGTTCAGACCCGAGACCGCCGAGACGGTGGTGACGATCGCATTCGCACTGGCAGACCGGTTGCCGCTCTTGTCGTAGGCGACGATCAGATAGGTGCCGGCCTGGAGCGGCACCGCGACCGAGGTCGCCGGGCGGGCGACCCTGGCGGCGACGTCGAGCGCGCCCTCGAAGCCGGCGCCGGCGGTCAGGGTGGAATGGCGCACCCGGTAATGTGAGAGATCGAGATCGGGCACCGGATCCCAGCTCAGATGTGCGACGGCCCCGATCGCCTCCATGCGGAACCCGGTCACGTCCGAGGGCGGCGCCGACTTGCCGATCACCGTGTAGGGGGTCCACGCCGTCCAGGGCGAAGCCCCGCCGGCGATGGTGATCACCCTCGCGCGCACCTCGTAGGTCTCGCCATCGGCCACGAAGGGCAGCTCGAACAGCCCGGACTGGCCCCGGCCCATGTTGACCGGCGCCGTGTCGCCCAGCCTGCGGGCCTGCACCTCGAAGCCGGCCACGTTGTTCGACGACGAAGTCGGCGTCACCAGCAGCACGGTCACCACCTGCTGGGCGATTGCACGCAGCTCGTCGGCGATCGACAGGCCCGGCGGATCGGCGGTGAAGGGATTGCCCAGGTTGGTCGGGATCCCGGCCAGATAGGGTGTCTGGTCGCTCACCGTCCAGTCGTGGACCTGCGGCCCGGTCTCGCGGCAGGTGAGCGAGACCGACATCCGGGGCGGCTCGCCCTCGACGACGAGCGCCCGATCGGTGACCTCGAAGACCTTCCGCGTCCAGCCGTAGCGGCTGGAGGTCCACATAAAAGTGTCCCCGGCCCGGAGCCGCAATGCCTTCAGCTTCCAGGACGCCGAGGCGGTGATCCGCTCCGCCTGGGCGAGGAGCGTCAGCTTGGCGAGCCGCTGCGCGGTCGCCGCCGAGGGCGTGAAGGGCAGGTCGAGCGAGTGGTACTTCGGGTCGCCGGTGGCCGGGTCGTGCGCCTCCGAGACCACCTCCGGGTAGTCGTCCAGGATGTAGTTGGCCTGCGGAGACTGGAACCGGCCGCGCACGGCGGTGAAGGTCTGGCGGCGCGGCTTGCCGGCGGTGATGTCGACCTTGCCCGCCAGGTCGTCGTCGCTGAGCTCGACCACCGGCGTCCGGTAGGCGCCAACCAGCAGGCGCCGGCGCGGCCCCTCGCGCGGCACCTGGCCCGCGCAGGTCGTCAGCATGCCCCTGAGCACGTCCTCCTTGTTGACATCCGCCGTGAAGGCGCCACTGAGCGTGTAGCGCGGCTCGGTGCCGCCCTCGGCCAGCGCCACCGGCTCGTCGCAGATGTTGGCGGCCGCGATCACCGAGGCCTCGTCCCAGAACCTGGGCTTCTCGCGGTAGCCGAAGCGCGAGGTCAGCACCCAGTCGTTGATGATCAGCGCCGGGTTCTCCGACCAGGCGGTCAGGCCGGTCCTCGGGTCGCGGACCCTGGCGCCGCGCACCACATAGGTGACCGACGGCACCCCGCGCGGGAACAGGTCGGACGCGCCGACCAGGTGCAGATAGACCCAGGCGACGCCGCGTCCGCGATGCGCCGCGGTCCATTCCGCGACCTTCGCCACCAGGTCCGCGTCCGCCTCCTGGTCCTCCGTGCCGGCGTGAAACACGAAGTCGGCGCGCCCGTTGAAGGCCTCGCCGCCGAAGCTGCCCCAGCCGTCGGCCGGGTTCCAGACCTCCTCGTCGTCGAACCAGATCGCCTCCAGCCCGTCGCATTCATGCGCGGCCAGCACATGCACCAGGTTCAGGTTGCGGTCCTTGCCGTTCTCGTCGGTGACCGCGTGATAGGGCAGGTAGGGCCCGACCCTCGTGCGGCCGTAGAGGATCCGGCGCGGCTCGCCCGCCTGCTGGCTCGAGACCTGCTGGTTCAGCGCCGATCCGCCCAGCGAGGGCTGCGGGACCAGCAGCTGGCTCGCCGCCGCCATCACGCCGCCGATGACGCCGGCGACGATCGCCGAGGTCGAGATCAGCGCGGCGCTGATGGCGACCCCGGTGGCGACCGCAGTGCCCGCCGCCGCCGCATAGGCGCCGAAGGCTGCGATCCCGATCGTCACCGGATCGGCCAGCGCCGGACCCCCGGCAAGGCACCCCGCCAGCGCAGTGCCGGCCAGAAGCGCGAAGCGGCGATATCTCATGGCCCGGCCTCGCCCCCGCCCACCCGCCAGGCGCGCCGGCCGGCCGCCAGCGGTACCAGGCAGAACCCCGCGGGCGCGGCGCCCGCGATCTGCCCGCCGATGCAGATGCCCAGCATCACCCCGGCGCCCGCGTCCCCCTCCGGCGGCGCCAGCGCCACCACGTCGCCGCGCTGCGCCATGAGGGGCGCGACCTCGGGACCGAGGGCCACCTTCGTCATCAGGCCGTCGATGCCGCCGAGGCGGGCGAGCAGGCCCCGCGCGCCGCGCGAGGTCCTGTAGCGGCCGCGGAACCGCGCCGCGATCGCGGCCGCGGGGTCGGTGGCGCACATGGCGTCCACCACATCGGCCGCGAACAGGCAGCAATCGTGCTCGCCCCAGACGAAGGGGCGCCGCCGCGCCGCCCGCAGCACGGCGTCGAGGCGCCGCGGCCAGTCCTCGCGCCGCCGCATGGCTGGAATCTCCCGTGCTCGACGAGTCACTTGACGATCCAGGTCGAGGGCTGGATCGAGTGCCGGGCGGCGAAGCCGAAGAACTCGTCGCCGGGAAAGAGGCCCTTCTGGCTCGCGTCGGTGTAGCGGAAATTCGTCGCATCGGTGTCGGACCAGGGCGTCTCCAGGCGCAGGCCGAGGGTCGCCGAACGGCCGTCCTCGGTATGCGACAGCAGATCCGCGAGGCCGGCATATTCGAGCCAGGGATCGGGGATGATGGCGTTGGAGGCGTCCAGGAAGCCGAACCAGATCTCCACGTCGCGCCCCGAGATGTCCTGGGACAGCACCAGCGACAATTTGGCCGGATCGACCCCCGAGAGGACCAGCTCCAGCCCCTCGCCGCCGGTATCGACGGTCTCCTCGCTGGCGCTCATCTTCAGCGCGTCGCCGATCCCCACCCACTCGTGGCCGCCCCAGATCAGCGTCCCGTAGCCGGTCCAGGTCCGCCACGGCGTCGGGAAGTCGCCGAAGAAGAGCCGGAACGGCCTGTGATAGCCGAGTTCGATCTCGGCCTCGACGGCGGCCGTCAGCGCCCGGGTCATATCGCCTCCACCAGATTGAGCGCGACGGTGTAGAAGCCGGCGGGGGCGACGGCGTAGGACCGGTCGGGATCGGCCAACCGCCAGGCGCCGCGCGCGTTCGTCGACCTGACGATGGCGCCCGGCGATTGCGTGTCGCGCACCGCCGGCCAGATCGGGAGCGTCGCCGCGCCGGAGCCGTCGGCGGTGGCGTCCCCGGTCATCAGGTGCAGCCGCTCGCCGAGTTGCAGATAGTCGCCGGCCTTGAGCGTCGCGCCGGCGCCCATGGTGACACTGAGCGCGACATCGCCGGGCGCCGCGCCCGCCGCCAGCACGAAATCCGCGGTCTGCGTGCCCTGCGGCAGGGCGGCAGCCGGATCGCCGAGCCAGAAGCTCTCGCGGGTGCCGCCGAGCCGCGCGAGAAAGCCGCGCAGCGCCGCCGCCGCGGCCGCCTGGCGCCGCGAAAAACGCACCTCGGCCAGCCAGATCTGGCGCCCCCAGTCGAAGCGCTCGCTGGTGCGGGTGAACGGGCTCCGGCTCTCCGACTGGGTGTCCGAGAGGCGAAACGTGATCTGCGCCGCGGCCAGCGCGGCGGGGGGCTCGAGCGGCATGGTCTCTTGTCTCCTCTCAGAGCAGGCGCCCGAGCGTGCCCCTGGCACCTTGCTTGGCGCGCAGGATCGCCCGGATCGCGGCGGCCTCGGCGTCGCGCGCGAAGGTGCCGCGGTGGCGCGCGAGCGCGGCCTCGACCGCCGCCTCGTCGGAGCCGGAGATCTCCCAGCTCTGGTGGATCACCACCGAGGCGCCGGCGCCCGCCTCCCGGCGCGAGGGCTGCGAATCCACCCGCACCCGCTCGCCGGGCGAGACCGGCATCATCAGGAGGCGCGAATCGACCCCGCCGGCGCCGCCGATGGTAAAATCGGCCCCGAAGGCGCCGCCGGGGTGCGACATGGGGCGCGGCACCGGCAGCGGGCTCGTCACCGGGGCATGGACCGAGTTGATGCCGCCGATCGCCGCGATCAGGCCACCGCCGGTCACATTCAGGAGCTGGTTGACGAGCCCGCCGAGAGGGCCGGACCCGGCCACCGCCTGCAGCGCGACCGCCAGCAGCTGGCGCCAGGCGTCGGTGGTCCCGGTCAGGACCTGCGCCATCACGTCGCCGATGCTCTCGATCGCTTCGGTGGTGACGCGCGCCGCCTCGGCCTGGGCCTCGGCGCGGCGCCTGGTCGCCTCCTCCCAGCGCTTCTCGGCCTCGGCCGCGTCATGGGTGCTCCGGGTCTGCTGCGCCAGCCGCTCGGCCAGCACGTGGATGTCGATCCGGGTCTGTTCGGTGATGGTGCCGAACTCGGCCTGCGCCGCCGCCAGCAGCATCGTCTCGGCCCTGAGCCGCGCGGTCTCGCCGGCGGTCAGCCCGATCACCTGGCGCGCCAGGCGCTGCTGCTCGATCTGCTTCTCGACCTGCTCGATCGCCTTCTGGAACGCGCTCGCCTGCGCGCCCCCGCCGCCGGTGCCGGTGCCAAGGTCGATCTGGATCGGCTCGAAACGGCCGATCCGCGCCATCGCCTCGGCCGCCGCGCGCTGGCCTTCCAGCTGCTCGCTGATGGCGCGCGTCTGCGCCAGCAATGTCGACTCGCGCTCACGCAGCGGCCGCAGCTGCTCGGTCCGGCGCCCGCCCAGAAATCCGGCCAGGGGACCGGTCGGCGCCGGGGCCGAGGCGATCTCGGCGATAGCATCCTGGACCTCGCGCAATTCCGCAACGCTGTCCGCGAGTTGCAGCCTCAGCGGCCGTTCGGTCAACCCCAGCAGCTCGCCGAGCGCCGCAATGCCACTCGCCACCGTGTTCACGAAGGCAAGGATCACCGGCGCCGCCTCGGCCACGTTCTGGGTCAGGGTGACGAGCGCGGGCCCCGCCTCCAGGAAGGCCGTCTTCAGCTGCACGTCGATGATCCGGGACTGCAGCTCGAAGGCGGCGTTCATCTCCTGCGCGCGGCGGATCGTCTCACCGCCGAACACCAGCCCCACCCGCCGGGCTTCCTCGGCCATCTCGCGCAGGCCATCGGATCCCTGTTGCAGCACCGGAACCAGGCTGCGGAAGGCCTCCTCGCCCAGCTTCTGCCCCAGCGCCAGGCGCTGCGCCTGGTCCATGTCCTGGAAGCGGTCGGCGATGTCTCCCAGAACATCCTCGAAGCTGCGGGCTCCTTCGGCATCCTCCAGCTGGATGTTCAGCGCCCCGAACAGCCGCACCGCTTCGCCGACGCCGGCACGCGCCTCGCCGATGCGCTTGTTCAGCGCCGCGACCGCGGTCTCGAGGCTCTCGGCCTTGTCGCCCTGGCCGACCTGGAAGAGCGCCGCGCGCAGCTCCTCGAAGGTCTCGGCGCTCACCCCCGCCCGGTCGGCGGCATCCCCGATCGCCGCGATCTCGCCCGTCGCATTGCGCGCCGCGAAGGCCAGCGCCGTCGCGGCGCCGGCGACCACGCCCATGGCAATACCGATGGGTCCGATGGCGGCGGTGATCCGGCTCAGGCCACCGGCCTGCGCCGAGATCCGTCCCAGCCCCCTGTCCGCCTCCAGCGCGGCGGCGTTGACCGCCTGCAGGCCGCGGCTGGCGGGCTTGCCGGCGGATTCGATCTGGGCGAGCGCCCGCCGGCCGTCGGCGCCCAGATCCTTCAGCGCCGCCTTGACCACCTCGGCGTTCTCGGTCGACAGCCGGATGACGACGGGTTTCACGGCCATGTCATCGCCCTCCCTGGCCGCGCCGGGTGTTGAAGCCGGCGACCATGCCCTGCTCGTACCAGGGCGCCAGCACCCAGGCGCTCGCCCGGTCGACGCCGGCGGCGGCGACCACCTCGATCACCGCCGGCAGGTCCATGCCCGCGACACCGCCCATCCCGGTGAAGCGCAGCTGCCCCTCCGCCAGCCTCACGGCCTCGGCGAAGTCGCGCCCTTCCCCGGTGACCGGTCGGTGTTCTTCCTCGGGGCACGCGCCCGCGCCGCCGTACCGGGAGCAGGTGAAGCGCGGGTCGCCGGCAAATTCGGCGCAGCCGCGGCAATGTTCCGCGCCCCCGCCGGCGCGCCATTCGGCGAGGGCGCGGATGCGTTTCCCTCATAGACCGCCAGGATCCCGGGGTGGCGGATCTCGGCGACCACGATCGAGGCGAGATCGGGGCAGAGATCCGCGAACAGCGCCCAGGCCTCGGCGGTGACCGGGGCCGGCAGGCCATCCTCGCCCTCGACGCCGTCCCAGCCGGTGATCGACTCGACGATCAGCGCCGCATCCAGGTGCTTCTGGCTCAGGACGGCGACGGCGCCGGACGATGGCTCGCCCGCGCCCGCCGCCGCCAGCTCGGCCTGGGCGCGCATCAGCGATTCCGCGTTCAGCCGCGCGAACCTGGCGAACCCGACCGGCTTCACGCGGACGGTGACACCGCGGCCCAGATCCAGGCTGCGTTCCTCGGTCAGCGCCTTCCTCAGGGAAATCGCCATGATCAGACCGGCATCGCGTAGTCGGCGCGCCCGTTCACCAGCACCGTCCGGAAGGGCGGTGTGCCGGGATCCGGCCTGTCGGCCTGGAAGGACCAGCTGGTGGTGATCGGCCCGCCGCCGCCCTGGACCGGCACCCGGTCCTCGGCCAGCTGGACGTTGTGGGCGGTCAGGGCCAGCGAGTCCGCGCCGACCGCCCAGCGCATGGCGAGATCGAAGAGCGTGCCGGCCCTGGCCAGGTCGTACCACATCGCATCGACGAAGCGGGTGGTCAGCGACCCCGAGAGCGCGATCCGTCCCTCGTCGATGCCGGCGGGGTTCGCGTCGCCCGTAATTGTCTCCTGGTCGGGCTCGTGACCGTTTGCGTAGTTGAACTCCATGCTCGTCACGGCGCCGATGGGCGCGCCGTCCTTCAGCACCTCGCCGGTCCAGCTCTGCGCCACCGGGTCGGAGGTCTCGGCGACGGGGCTTGCGTCCAGCGTCGCCCCGAGCTTCACCTCCGCCTTCCCCAAGAGGCCGAAGGTCATGCGCTGGCGGGGTGACTGCTTCGCGGCCGAGACCTGCAGCGTGTTGTAGGCGAAGCCATGATACCCGAAATGCACCCCGATCCTGGCGTGACTGATGCCGAAGCTGTGGAACACCGGGGCGTCGGTGTCTTGCGCCGAGAACGTATGGGTGTAGGGCCCGGCGCCGGTGGTGACCGGTGCGCCGAGCAGACCGAACAGGTGCCAGCCGATCGAGGCGAGGTGCAGCGGCACGACGAGGTTGCCGTCCGCCGTCCTCAGCCCGCGGTCGATCACCGCCGGCAGCCGGCCATCGGGGAGTGCCGGATCGGTGCCCTGCTCGCGGCGCGAGCCCAGCGTCGCCTCGTAATAGGGCAGCCTGACGTATCCCGGCGGCGCGGCCGCCTCCGGGTTGTCGAAATCCGCCTGGCGCCGCATCATCAGGACGGCGTCGCGGCCATAGGCAGTTGCCATATCAGACATCCTCCATCGGGTTTGGTCCGGTCACATAATCGATCCCGAGCGGCAGGATCGCCGCCTTCAGGGCCGCGGCGCCGGCGACCGGCAGATCCTCGACCGAGCGCAGCGGCATGAGCCGCGCGTGGTCCATGGCGCCACCCATCGTCGGATCGCCGCCCGCGTCCGGGTCGAGGTCGAGCGCCGCCGCCAGGGCCGTGGCCAGCGTATCGAGCGCCGCCGCCCGCGCCGGGCCATCCGCGCCCGCGACGATCAGCTCGAACTGCAGCTCCTCCGAGAAATGCAGCGTCACCACGCCGAGGGTCTCGTCGATGAGCTCGGGCTCGCCCTCGCGCAGGTTGACCAGCCCGCCCGCCGGGCAGTGCTCGGGCAGCACCTCGCTCCGGGTGACGCTGGGGCCCGCCGCCGTGGCGAGACCCTGCAGCCTGGCGAACACCGCCGCGATCGCGGTCTCCCGCCTTGTGGTCACTGCCGCTCTCCGGCCCTCTCGAGCCGGACCATTTCGCCGGTGATCAGGGCGGCCAGGCGGCGCTCCCAGTGCGCCGCCGCGCCTGCGATGTCGAGGCGCTTGCGCAACCGCACCTGGGGCACCAGCAGGAACATCGCCACCGTGGCCAGTCCCTTGCGCAACGCGCCCGACTTCAGCCGCGGATCCTTTGCCCGGCGCCCGACCCGGCCGGAGGCGCCGACGCGCACGTCGTCGACCACGAGCAGCGACGGCCCGCGCGGGCGCCAGACGAAGCGCAGCCGCCCATAGCGGTGCTCGGGAAAATTGGCCGGACTGATCCGCTTGCCGCCAAGGCCCTTCTTCGGGGCATTGGAAGTCGGGATCGCCAGCCAGAGCCCGGAGCGGCTCCGGATCAGCGCCCCCTCGTCGAAGGCCCGCACGATATGCGGCGCCTTCGACCAGACCACCCCGGCCGCCCCGAGACTGGTGCCCCGCGCGGGATAGACGCTGCTGCGCCAGCTCTTCGCCAGCCGCGCGCCGAGCCCCGATGCGGTGACCTGGCGCCGAAGCTCGGCCTTCAGCCCCGCCGCGGCCGCCGCCACCCCAGCGGTGACACCCGCCGCGGCGATCGCCAGCTCCTCGGCCATGATCCGCTCGAGATCACCGCGGATGGCGGCTCGCAGGTGCATATCGGCCTCCTCATGCCGGCCGGGTGTCGAGGGTCCAGACCAGCCGCTCGCTGTCGCGGATCGGCGCGCCCTGGACGGTGAGCACCTCGCCCCCAAGCTCGATCCGGTCGCCCGCCCGCGGGTCCGGCACCTCGCTCAGGCGCAGATCCAGCACCACCGTGGCCGCGGCGACCCGGCGCTCGGCGAACTCCGAGACCAGATCGCCCCGCCGCGCGATCACCCGCACCGGGAACGGGATCCCGGCGGCGGGCGTGTAGACCGCATCCCGCCCGATGTTTCCGTCGGCGAAGAGCGCATCGAGGGCGGTCGCGAGGGCGGACATCACGTCCGCCTTGCGCTGCGCAGCACCTGCGGGCGGGTGCAGATCGGCAGCGGGTTCGACTCGATCTCGAGCCGCACCCATTCGTCGCGATCCCGGTCGGGGATGGTGCGGGCGTAGAGCGGCAGGCCGAGGGTGTTCACCGTCTCGAAGGTGTCGGCCGGGGCGTGGTAGATCTCGAAGAGGCCCTCGACGCCCTCGGGATAGAGATAGGCCTTGTCGGTCGGCACGCCGAAGCCCGCGCCGCCGCGGTAGCGCCGGAACGTG